CAGGAATAATTAAATCCGATCTTAATGTTGCCATTAGAATTTAATTAATATGTTTACTTCGAGGCACAACCTCTGACGTAGCACAACCACGTTAGTTCTATACTAACCGCTAACTGCGTTTTTGAGCATATTATATTTATTTATATCTGTTCTATATAACCTACTTTGCTCTGTAAGATTGAAAGATTCCTTTGCAAAGGGGTTCTTCTCACCAGCAGCTACTGTTGTTTGTGTTTGAACTTTAGTAGTTGTAGCACCGCCTCCCTGTGGCCTTGGGTTTTTCTGTACCCATGCTGGCATTTTTGACATTGCCCAGTCTTTTACTGGTGTTCTGTTGTAACCATCAACAACAACAACTGTCCCATCTGCCTCTCTTGCAAGTTGTTCTTTACTTATTCGAGATAGCACATATTGGGGATCGTGTACCACATCAGCAAGTGCTGTAACTGCTGGGGCTTCAACTTCAAGCTGTCTCTGCCTAGCTTCAAGCTCTTGGATTCTTTTGTTCTTGGCCTCTTCAGCATCACGATACTGCTGTGCCTGTTTTGCAATAGCTTCATCATATCTGCCCTTTGCCTCTAGCTCTTCTTTTTCTTTTTGCTGCTTGAAAGCAATCAGAGCATCTACATCAACATCTGGTGGTACAGCTTTTCCAGCTTCCTTTGCCTTTTTTAAATCATCTAAAATTTCAGCTTTGCTTTTCCTGAGTGCTTCAACTTCTGCCATCAACGCTGCTACATCAACAGGTGGATTTGGTTTGATTGGTTCGTCAGCCATAAATAAAAAATTTACAATTATTTACAATATTAGCTCCACTTTGTCTTGTCTGCCCAAAAAGCTGCTGACATTTTACCTTTGGCAATATTTTTAGCGTGTCTTGCTTTAAAACTTTTGCGTTTTGCTTTATCTGCCATACTTTCACCTTTTCTCGGTGGCTTCGTGTCTGCCCCTTGTGCTCCAAATCTAATTAATTTTACTTTGTCCCCTTCTTTTGCAAGGACAACATGGGACTTGGTTGGGTGTGATGGAGTTCTTTTTGGTTTGTTAAAACCAGACAATCCAAACCTTTTCAGTCTTGGGTCACTCATTTACCCTTCCTCTTCATTGCCATATTGTGTGCTTCAGTAAATGAAACCCCTTCTCTCATCTTGCGTTTCATATATTCCATGTGAGCCTTTGTGTGACCATGAGCCTTTTGGTGCTTTGCAAGTGTGTTCTTTTGTCTGGTGGTAAGCTTCATCTTCTTTTTTGATATTTGTTGTAAATAGCTGCGTCTGCTGTTCTTGCTTTATCACCTCTCATATAACTATTTACCCTTCCAAAAGACCAAGCTTGCATGGTTGTATTTCTTGAGCCACCTGATAAATAAGCACCCTGTCCCTTGCGGTAAACCTCTGCAAGTTCACCATAAAAAAACCTTGTGCCATCAGCTTTTTTCTTAAGTGCGTTTTTTACGCTTTCGCTGAGTGGTTTTCTTCTTTTTCTTTGTGGTGACATTTTGAGCAACCCTTGATTT